TACGAACCTGATAACGCCCTTATGCGTTTCCGTTGGGAGGATGGTAGGCTGTCTGTGGCCTGGGACAATGCTCCCCTCTTGGCAGACGAAAACAAACACACACATTTGTCACGCAAGTTCACAGGCATCGAATACACGCACCGACACCCCCAAGACATGCCAGGCTACGGCGACACGGGTCGCCACACCTGGACGATGCGCGCTCGTGCTCTCGAGAACGGATTCATAGGTACCTTACGCCAGATCCTGTTCCAAGTCGAAGAGAACCCGCGCGGTCGCCCGGCGTGGCCAGCGATCCATGGTTTCATCCCCCCGCCCGATCCTCCTCCGCCACCACCCGGTCTCCCACCGCCCGTTTTAAACTGGCGGGCCGCCCCAGTCCCACCTCCGTTACCGGGGGACGGGGCGCTGCCACCACAAGACCCGGTTCCTCCTCCACCTCAACCCCCACCGCCCCCCCCACCGCACCCAGTTCAGCGGCCGAACCGTCAACCCGACCGTCCCGCCTATGAATTCGAGTACGACACGTACCAGAACGACGCACCTAATGGTCGATCCCGTCGAACGATGCGCATCCCTTTTGATCTTTGGGAGAAGCTTCGTAACGAGGCCTTGACCGTTAAACAGACAGCCGACCGCGATACAGTCATTGAGGTCGAGCGGCGCGTCCGTTCCGTTTACTCTCGTACAGACGCTGTGGAACCTGATACCCACGAGATGACAGCCTTAGCTGAACACATCCTCCACCGTACGCGCACCGCCAAGACAGTTGCCGCCGAGAATTTTTCCCAGAGTCGCCGTAGACGTGAGCGATTCGAGAATCATTACAAGACGTCGCAATTTGAGTCATGGGGTGCCAAGGCGCATCGGTTCAAGGAGTGGTGGTTCAACTCTCAGGAACAGATAGGGTTCCGTCCCCGCGAAGCGGCCATTGGTGCCGTCTTTGAAGAGATCTGTTTCCTCGTCACCCTCGTCTTTGCCTGCACATACATTGAATACGAACCCCGGCACATCTACTTTGGCTTGCGCTTACTGTTTCTCATTGCCGAAGCTGGTCTCCGTACGACCGATAGATTCGCCGCAGCCCCGTTTTGGCTCGTG